ATTCTAGTTTTTCTTTGTATGCATCAATTAAAATGAGGTTAGGGCGTGTTCTCCCCTCATCATCAGGCGCATGAAACACTCCCCACGTGGTACAAGCGCTATAATCTGCTCTTTGTGTCTTTAAAAACGCTGTATCCCATGATTGTATGATGGAATCACAGGGCGGTAAGTCATTTTTTGTCCATTCTTGCCACCATTCACGCTTGATTAGGGCTCCCTCCTCTGATGTGGGGTCTTGTTGGTACTGTGCATTCCATTTAGAGACAGGTAATTCAGCTTTTAGTGAGTCTAATTCTTCTTTTTTCCAAAACTCTGGCCACAAAGCATCACCAGAAGGCATGATAGCAGGCAGTTCTATGACCTCCCACTCCCCTGAGCCCTCTCTTTGAGTGTAATTTTTTAATATCTGCCCTGTTAAATCTCTTTTTGACCATCTGGTCATCACCAAAATGATAGCACCACCGGGCTGGAGTCTCTGTCTTGGCCCTGAAGTGTACCATTCATACACTTTGTCATACACCTCTGGGTTATAATCACCTATCGTAGCCTCTTGTTCTGAGTGAGGATCATCAATTACAAGAACATCAGCACCTTTACCTGTCACTGCACCACCTACACCTATAGCAAAATACTCACCACCTTTGTTTGTGGACCATCTACCAGCGGCCTTTGAGTCGGCTGACAAGGTTACGTCTGGAAAAATCTTTTTAAAATCTTCAGACTGAATAAGATTCCTAACCTTTCTACCAAAGCCTACAGATAACTCGGCTGTGTGTGCAGTCTGGATAATTTTCTTTTGGGGGTACCTCCCTAAAAACCATGCTGGGAATAAATAACTTGCAAACTCTGACTTAGTATGACGGGGTGGCATATTGATTATTAATCTTTTTAAGTCTCCCCGGGCCACTCTTTCAAATGCATCTGCCATTATCTCATGATGCTTGCCATGTATAAACGCTGCCCATTGAGATTTTACAAAGGGAAGAAACTCATCACGAGCTTGTTCTTTTGATTTTGCTTTTTCATATTCTTCTAAAAGCTGTAGCACTTCTAGTTTTTCATCATGAGGTAGATTATCTATCTTCCCCATGTTGTTTTTTATTATTTGAGCAATTTCATTCATTTGTAATTATATCTGGTGGACTTGTTTCCATAATCTTTTTAGCTATGTCTATCATCCACAAACATTCATCTGTGTCAACAGATGAGGCAATATACAAAGAATCATCTTCATCCCAGCCTATCACAATTGGATTACGAAGTTCTGGCTCTTCTTCTATAGTTTTTTTTCTATAATCACTTAGATAAATAATGTTTGACAAGTTTTCTCCTGTTTGTATAATACTAGTACTAGTCTAGACTAGTATATACTAATAACTAGACTAAGTCTAATACTAGATTAAATCCAGTAAATAAATAATACTAGACTAGTAGAGTACTAGACTAGTAGAATACTAGACTAAGTCTAGTACCAGAAGTTAAACTTCACTTTTATCAAAAATTATAATTTGAATGTGTAGAATAAACTGCATGGCGCGTGGTCAGCCGTGCCTATACATGGGTGGTAGGGCATGGGTAGGGTCAAAATAACTGTAAAATCGTAACTAGGTGTACTACTTTTCTAGAAGTTTACCTAGTTTTTCTCTAAGTCTTGTTTCAACTTCTGTGGAACTGTTATTCTTTTCCTCAATAACAATATTTTGTTTCCATAAATCCAGATTACGACCATACATCTCTATAGCTTTTAACTTATTAGCAGTACTTTCAGCATCATCATTAATAAACCCCAACAATGAATTTAATAAATGATCTTTTATTTTATGTTCTGTCGCTAAGTTATTCCTCTTCTTTTCCTCTATTCTCTTATTAATAGTTTGGGTAATGTTTGGGTTAGCTCGTAATTGACTTGCCATATGCCTTATTGTGCTATTCTTAGTCTTAGGCGAGACTTGGTAATGCTCTAAATAACTTTCAACTAAAGATTTTCCATTTAGTATACTTTCTATAAATCCAAGTTGTTTTTTCGTAAGTTTATTTTCATCTGGTTTTTTATTCGAGCTGACTATTTTTAATTTTGGTTTATTTTTTTTATCTGACATATTTAATCCTAAAAGTTAATTTTAACTTCTACAAACTTACCATAAATTTCTACGCCAATAAAATTTTAAATTAATAAAAATGCTGAATTTACATGATATGCCATTTAATCGCCAAATAACGACCATACAGCCATTTAATTACTTTTAGCTATAATTTATCCTAAAAAAGTGTTTCGGCGTTTTTGAACTCCACTAAGTGTTACAGTACATATAGATAATATAAAGTAAAATAATGTAAAATAATGTAAATAAAACACTTGAATATTATGATTATTAGTATATATAAATATTAAGGCTTTTTTATAGGAGATACTAGCCATAATCAAAAAGGGTTGGCAACCCAAAGTAAGAGATGGGAACTCAAAGATGTTTAGGCGAAACCCTTTAACTGAGAAATCAGACTAGACGATACCCAATAAGCTAATAGTCTCTTGCCACTAGAAACGAAAGTAACCTAGCCATAACGATAAACTGCCAAAGGGATTTAGAGAAAAAACGAGCCTCTTCAACTGATGGAATTTGGGTTTATCAAACTACCAACAACTTAACAAAGTTAGACAGATTTAATTCTGTCTAGTCTTGTTCAGTTGATGAGCAATAACCCAACATTAGGAGATGTTATGAAAGATTTAGAATACTTACCAAAGTTAATTGAAGAGTTAGAAAACATTAGTTCTTGGAACTCTTTCGCTAGTAGTCTTGTTATGCAGTATAAGAGAAAGAATTTTTTATCTGAAAAGCAGATTTCATCTGCTCAGAATATGCTTAATAAAATGGTTGAAAATAAAATCAAAAGAGAGGGTATGAAAAAATCTTTTGATACAACCAAGATCGAGCAGTTGTTTCAAACTGCTATTAGCAATGGATTAAAGAGACCTAGATTTCATTGTGGCAATGTAATCTTATCTTTAGCTAGTGAGCAATCAAAAAATAAAGGTGCTATCTACGTTAAACATAAAGCAGTTAATGAGTATGGGCATGAAGATAAAAACTATGTTGGCAAGATTATGAATAAAGTTTTCATGCCAATTTTAAAAGCCTCTCAAGATGCTATTGATACAGTTATGGCAATAGCTGAAGACCCTTTAGGAAGTGCAATTAAGCATGGCAAGATGTCAAATCATTGTTCTATGTGCAGTAAAGAATTAACTGTCGATAGATCAATTAAAAATGGTTATGGCAAAAAGTGTGCTGAGAACTATGGTTTTCCATACTAATCAAATTAACTAATTAGAGCAGTTATAAAACTGCTCTTGCTAGTTCATTTGAACTGTAACCCAAATCTAAATAGGAGATAATATGGTTAATAAAGAAACTCAAATGTTAAGAGACAAGCATTTAAAACAATGTCTTTCCAGATTTAAAAAATCTGAATTAATGACAACTATAATTGATATCATGTTGAGAACTGATAGAGATAATAGGCAGTTTGGAAAAGATGGTAAGCCTTATGCTTATACTGTTGAAGAGGCTTTAAACTTTTTTGTTTCAATTCATCACTCAAATCAAAAATAGGAGATATTATGAGTAAGAAAAAAACTACTGTGGTCGCAATGTCACAAACAAACATTGATAGACTTGCTAAAACTGAGAGCGAGTTTCAAAAGTTAAAAGGCGAAAGAGCAGATGCCTACAACTCTATCCAAGAAAAAAAGCTAGACCAATACGCTACGCTTACAAGTCATATCAAGGTTATCTTTAATGATAATAAAACTGATAGCGACAACTTGCCTAGACACGTTGGTATTCAAATTCGTGAAGACTTAATGAATGATGTAGGCATGAGTAAAGCAAACGCTAAAATGCTTTATGAAAATACTGTAAAATTTGTAGCTAAGTTTGATAAAGATATACCAAGCCAAGCTACACCAGAGAGCGTTTTAGAAGTCTTTTCATCAATGGATATCAGCACACAAAACGATCTAAAGAAAAAGGTATCTAAGCAAGTTGATGATAATATTGGAGATGTATTGTCTAGGAAATTGTTTGGAAAATGGAAGACAGAAAAAATCAAAAAAGATGATGGAACTGTCGAAGAAAAAGAAGTGTATGTTCCTAGTAAATATACTGCTCAAGAAATACAAAACGCTTGGGAAGTTTTACAAGATGCAAAAAGAGAAAGAGACGAGTTTGATAAGTCTTGCTCTAATGCAACTAAGAACGCTAAGGATAGCAACGATATAATCAGCAGATTAGACGAGGCATTGGCTAGTTAATCAAATGCACAAATTAGGGCAGTTATAAACTGCCCTTGCTTGTTTATTTGAAACTATAACAAAAGGAGAATGTATGAATAAACATAAACAAATAATAGACTTCGCCAGAGGCAAAATAGTATCTGGTAAGTTTACAAAATTAGATAACACAACCAGAGAATTTTGGGGTGTTCTAAAGCATGAAGACAGAGACAAAGACTACCTTGTAACTGTCTTTGATTATCGCAAAAAGCAATATCGTAGATTTAGATTAGATGTTGGAAACATTGTTCTAAATGTAGCGAATACAACTTTTCACATTAACAACCAATAGGAGAATAGTAGTGAGATTAAGAATAGCTAAAAAAATAATTATGAAGTCCATTGAAAATACAATGGGTAGACCAAATAACCAAATGCCTATTTGTCCATTCCTTTTAGGCTCTATGGGTATAGGTAAATCATATTTAGTTAGGGAAGTAGCCAAAGAATTAAATATGTACGTTGTAGAGATTAATTTGGCTCAGTATGAACCTACTGATATTGGGGGTATGCAGATGCCAGATGGAGACAGTATGAAAGTACTGAAACCTAAATGGCTATTATCTGAGGAAGAACATCAATCTATTTTAGATCAGGGTTACAAGGGTGTAGTTTATTTCTTTGATGAACTTCCCCAAGCACCAATATTAAATCAAAATATTTTCGCTCAGATTTGTAACGAATACAGAGTTGGAGATTTTGTATTACCTTTAACCTCTTTTGTTATTTGTGCTGGTAACAGAATGTCTGATAGGTCTGGAACTAATCAAATGCCTATGCATTTAAAAGATAGACTTACAACTATCGAGATTGAACCTAACCTAGATGATTTTGCTAATTATATGTTTAGCAAAAATAAAGATAGTAGGGTTGTCTCTTGGGTTAGATTTCAGCCAGAGTATCTTCATAAGTTTGATAGAGATGCTAACGCTTTCCCAACTCCTAGAAGTCTTGAGAGAGTTAGCGATATACTATCATGGAAAGAATTAGATGATGATACTAGATATCACGCTATATCTTGCCAAATTGGAGAAACTGCCTCAGCTAGTCTGATCACTCATTTAAATATCCACGATAAATGTCCAGACTTAGACGAGATTGTAAAAGCACCAGAGACAATCGAAGTACCTACAGATATAGCTATTCAATATGCAACTATATCTGGTCTGGTTAATAAAGTTAATAACGACAACATGGGTTCTATTATCAAGTTTGTAAAAAGATTTGATGGAGAATTTGTAGCGTTCTTTATTAAAGATAGTGTAGCCAAGAATAGGGATTTATTACAGAATAAAGACCTTAGAGTTTACTTGTCTACTGATGAGAAAATTAGAGAAATCGTTTTATAGGAGAGAAAATGGAAAGAGATATCAAAACCAAAATATCAAGGTCTAATGTTAGACTTATGGTAGATAAGCAGAAAAAGGGTTGGGGGTTTTATGCCTCAATCCTTTTCAAAATGCCTATGATAGCTAAAGATGACGTTCAGACAATGGCTACTGATGGTAAAAGTATTTTCTATAATCCAGAATGGAGTAATACTTTAACAGATGAAGAGATGGATTTTGTTAGATGCCATGAGGGTATGCATAGAGTTTTAAGACATCATCTTAGAATGAATGATAGAGATAGCGAACTTTGGAATATTGCAACTGATTACGCTATTAATTCTATCCTCAAGAAATCTGGTATGACAATGCCTAAAGATGGATTGTATAGTAGAGAATACGAGGGTATGAGTGCTGAAAAGATTTATGAAACATTAAATAATTCAGATACCAGACCTATGCCTTGTAATTGGGGTCAAGTCAAATCTGGTAGTAAACAGATGACAAAAGAGCAGATCAAAGCTGAAGAGAATATGATTAGAGCAGAAGTTACTATGGCAGTTCAGCAATCTAAAAATATTGGTCAGTTGCCTAGCGATATCAAGCAAATCATAACAGAAATGGAGAGATCGCAAGTTGATTGGTCTTCAGTTATTAGGAGGGTTGTAGGTGGAGATCAGCCAGAAGATTACACCTATCGCAGACCTAATAGAAGAGCGTTACATTGCATGGATATATACAATCCAAGCACATTAAAGAGTTCTTGTGGAGATGTTGCAGTTTGGGTTGATACCTCTGGAAGTGTATCAGACAAAGAAAAGCAACACGCTTTGGGAGAGTTAAACGCTATAGCTGAGGATATGCAACCTAACTCAGTTACAATATTTTATGGAGATGCCAATGTTCAGAATATCGAAAGATACGAAAGAGGCGATATCATAGAATGTTTAAATTCTAAGGGTGGTGGTGGTACAGACCCTATGCCTATCTTTAAATACATTGAAGATAATAATGTAAATGTAGATAGTATGGTTTGTATAACTGACATGGAGTTTCATAATTTTCCTAGCCATGTCGATTACCCTTTGCTCTGGGTATCAACTAATCTAAGAGCAAAAAAGCCACCTATAGGAGAGATTACATTTATCAATGTATAATCCAATGCCTCTGGAAGTTAACTTTAACTTCTAGAGGTTTCAATTAATCTAAACATGGAGATAATATGACTATTACGAAAAAAGATAATTTTACTTTTAATAGTTTTGTAAAATATTTACGAGACTACAGAGATAGTGTTGTTGAAAACCCTATCGTTAATGAAGAGAAAACCAGATACAGAACAAGAGATGACCATACAAAGAAAAAACATTGTATATCTGCTTTTGATTATTATCTGGCTAATAAAAATAAAAAGATGTTGGTTGCCTTTAAAGAAATTTATGGCATTGCTAATGATGAAATGGCTGATATCGTAGATTACTATGAGAGAGGTCAGCACCAGAATTACCATAGTGCATCTAGTTACAAAGGCAAAAAGCATACAGACTTTAGCGAAAATTTAAAATCTTTATACGAAGATGTAGATTATGACAGAAGAAAGTCATTTGAATTTGTTGCTGACTTAGTTTCATCTGTTAAGCAATACAGAACTACTGCTAAAAGATTTTCTATTCTTGATGAAAGGTACAATGAGAAATCAGACCTTACTAAAAAATGGGCGAGGATATCTCTAGAGGTTGCCTCTGAATGGTGGAGAGAAAAACACCAGAGAACAGATGTTAGATTAGGTGTATTTGGTCAAGATGATTTATCTAAAGACAAGTATGGTAGTGATGGAAGACAAGGTAAAAGAGTTATCAAAGATGAAAATCCATGTATTCAAGGAGATGGTTACGTTGTTCAGCCTCATGTTAAGAAGAAAGAATATGACTATTACAAAGATAACGCTATTGAAGTTCCAAGCCTCTGGTATCTTAATGTTTACAGACATGGTTTATCTACTGTTATTTATAAAAGCAGACCTTGTATGGTTATTAAAGCCAATCCTAAGCCAATACAAAGATTAAAAGATAAAGGTTTTGATGTTTACAAAGCTGATATAGTTTCTTCTAAGAATGGAGAGATATCATTAATCCAAGATTTGTTTTTGATATCTTACCAAGCTAAGAAATGGGCAAGACACCCAGAGGGTAAGCAAAATTTTGACAACCCAGAGAGGACTTTTGCACCTCATAGGTTTGATACTCTTGGAGAATGTCATACTGCTTGTAATGAAAGCTTATCAATAGCTGAAAGAACTATGTCTGGCAGAGTTGTATCTGGCATTGCCAATGCTCTGGATATATAGGTGCTAACATGAAAGCTAAAGAAAAATATATCTTTATGCATAAAGGTTACACCTATGCACCAAAGTACAAGGTATCAGATGATGGAGAGATTTATTTTGTTCATAACATTACTAGGAGACGAGAGCCTAGTAATGTTGTCTTCATGTATTGGGGAATAAGAGAGAGACCATTACTTGAAGATGAATTTAAATCTTATGTAGATAAAATGATTAGAATAACAGAAAGTGGGTACTAAATGAGAAATAATCCAGATGATTTATCAAATCAACTTATAGCTAAAATTAAAGAATGGCTACAAGATGAAATTAATACATATCAAGAAATACAAACTCGTATTTCTGATGGAGAAGAACCAGAAAATGTTTGTGATGCACCAGAAGTATTTTTTGGAAGAAGTGAATGTGCAGAGGGATTGTTATCAAAAATAGAGGAGTGGGAAGATGGCAATGAATAAAATAAAAACATGGGTGGATTTACCACCAAAAGATTTAACATGGTCAGAGGCTATGTTAGAGATCGAGGGTGTAGTTAATGAAGAGGTCAGTAGACTTATGAAGAAAAGAACTGACCAATCTACAGAGTTAGCTTTGCTCTTAAATAAATCACTAAACATAATAAAGAGAGGATATTAATAGTGAAGAAATTAACTGTAAAATTTAAAGGGGAATTTACCCTTGATGAAGAAAGATTTAATTGGTTTTTAAAAGAGGTCTTTCATGGTTCATCTGATGACAAGCAAGGTGTTCAGTTGGCTAAAGAAAATACACCAGAAGAATTTTGCGAAGAAGTCAGATGGGTTATTAGTAATGCAGTAGAAGAATGGGTTGAAGAAAATTATACTGATGCCCTAATTAATAAGATGCCATACAATGATATGAAAGCTGATGACGATCACTACATGGTCAGAACTAAAGTTTTTATTCCAGAGGAAAAGAAATCTACTGAAGAATGTATGAAAGAAATACATGATTGGCAGATTAAAACATTTGGTAGCTTTGAGAGATAGGAGATTTGTTATGCCAATGATTGAACTATTAACTATGTTGTATGAGTTAAGACTTGATGTTGAAAAGCAAATTACTTTTCATGGGTATAAAGAAGATTACATGAAAAGACTTGATAAGATGATACAGATTGTCAAACCTTATGCAGATCAAGAGAATAATAACGAGGGACATTCAGAGGAGTTATTTGATGAACTTGATTGAATGGCTTAAATTATTTGTAGAGATGCTAGGGTTTTACATGGCAATAGTATTTCTGCTTTTTTTATATATAATCTTTATTTGAATTGGGGAATGATGCTCTCCTAAGAGAGGTCTGGTTAGTGCCTCTATCCAATGCTATGTCTCCCTAATACATGAGTTCCCCTACCTCATTAGTAATCGCTCTTGTAGGTGGGTAAAAATGTGCATCATGGCAATATACACCATTTAAGACATAGAAACTAACCAAATTATCTTGATTTAAGAGCCATACAGAGGCGAAACAATATCTCTGGGTATGATTACACCCTAAGATTTTACCACCCTCTGTATGGTTTTCTAATCAAAGGAGTAACACATGAAGAAAGAAAAAGAAAACAGATACGCTCTGATTGACCAACTTCCAGAGCAAACACAAAGAGACATTAGAGTTGGTATGCTTGTTCAATCAAAACTTGGCAAAAAGAAATACAGAAATGTATGGGTAGGTAGTGGTTGGATAAGTTTAGATGGAGATGACAGATTAACTTTTAGAGAGGCGAAGTATTAAATGATAAATTTTATAATAGATCATTCCAGACTTATAGTTGGAATATGTTTAATTTTGTTTGGTTTCAGCACTATCCCAGTATCTTTTGTTATACTGGAGACATCAGAGACTACTATTTCTTTAGCAACTTACTTTGATTATTTTATCTGGTCTGTTGCATCTGTATATATTTTATCTGGTGTTTTGTTTACCATGTTTGGTACTTCACTAATCGTGAATTATACCAGACACTAAAAGTTAACTTTAACTTTTAAAAGTAAAAGGGGAGTTTTTACTCCCCTTTGTAACACATAATGAGTTTCCTCAAATATATAATTAGTCTCGCAGAAGTTCTGTGTCAACCTTTATTCCACAAATTATAAAACTCATTAACTATCGTAGATAGCTTTCCCACCTTTTTACTATCCCCAAACCATTCTAATTCTTTATTAGATAATTTATTATCATCTAACAATTTTAATAATATTTTTTGATATTCACCACCTAGCTTGTCCTTAATATACTGAACACAACTCATCACTTTCATGCGACCTAAATTGTGAGAGAACTCAAATCCAGAACTTTTAGGCTTAATCATATAGCTTGTAGCTTTCACTCCCACCATTCCAGATTTATTATAATCGCCTTGTAGCTTGTCTAGTATCTTGTAATCAGAGAGCATGATAGTATCTGTTAGCAGTAGCGTATCTAGGATTGTTTGATCTACAACCCTCATTCTAACTTTATTTGTATTACCAACAAACTCTGGCTTTATCTTCCTATGGTCTCGTTGATAGAATTTTTTAGAATGGGATTTCATCTTTGTCTGGCTCTTCTATTTTTATAGAACCCTCAGTAGGTCTTGGTGCTAAAAATTTATCTCTTTCATAAAACTCACTAGTAGAAGAATATGTCGTTGTTAATTTATTAAATAACAAACTACATTGACCAATAGCACCCACCCAAGAAAATCTACACTTCCAAACTAATATCTCGCTGATATCAGAATAAGATGGATTTGGTCTATGAACTGTTAATCCAACATCAGCTTTAGCAAACCATGATGCACTTCCAGAAATATCATATCCTTTGGGTGGTGGTACTGTGCCGTCATCTCGTCTCATCATCTTAGTTGGGTGTGCAACAAACCAAATATGTATGCTATGTGCTTGTGCAAATACCCTTAACTTCGTAAGCATCTCAGATATCCAATCTGTTTCAGAGGTGTCTTGATCTCTGGCTATGTAGTTATAAGGGTCTATAATTATTCCTCTAACCCCATGCCTCATAACTGCAATCTTCATTCTGGTTATAATGCTATCAAGAGAAGATAAACTGCCATCAGCTTGATATAAAAAACTAAAATGTTTTTGTACAAACTCCTTTCCCTCTTTTAATTCTTCTTTTGACATACGCTTAGATGCATCTCCAAAAAAAGGTTTCTCTAAATACTTACTAATCAATTTTGATATGTGTATTCTTGGCTCGTTCTCAAAAGAACATATGCCAAACTTCCAATTTTTTTCTTTTGCTATGTTGACCATTATCTGATCTATGAACTCAGATTTACCAGACGAGGGGTGTCCTGTAACCACAGATAGCTGACCCTCAACAACAGTATAAATATCGTCTACATCTTTGTACCCTGTCGATATTCCTGTACCTACACCCTTATCGTAAATATCATCAACTTCCTCATAAAAATGTTCTGCATCATACAATCCACTTACTGGATAGGGTATTGGTCTCGTGGCTATCTCGTCTAATTTTTCTACACCAAACTTAACCAAAACTTCGTTGGCATCTTTACAACCATCTGGGTATTCTATCTTCCAACACTTATCTTTGCCAACTCTTCTGGCTATTTCCTCAGCCATAGCTTGACCAGATTTATCATTATCCAATGCCAATATAATTTTATTACATTTATCTAGTTTTGATTTAGCGTTCCAAATAAACCTAAACTTTGTGTCTTCTTGTGGGTCTATCTTTCCGTCTGTTACTTTCATTACAGCACCATGAGGAATGGACACAACTTGGTTTAATCCAATCTCTTTAAAACTTAAACAATCTATTTCCCCCTCACAAATAATAACCCAATCCTTTTCTTCAACACTATCTATGTTGTAAAAATTTAATGCTGAACCATGACTTGAAAATCCTTTTTGTGGGAAACTTCTAAGCTTTGCATACTCCATTTTTCCTTTGTTAAAGTATGGAAATACTATGCAGTTTTCTTCTTTGTTAGTGCCAGATATAAATTGTTTTGTATATTTTAATCCAGACTTAATTGCAGTATCTTTTGATATGCCTCTGGATTTTAAATAAGTTACAACATTATTATCAATATCATTCCATTTCTTTTCTATTGTCTGGCTCAAAGGTTCTCTCCGTATAAATTTAAAATTGTCTTGCTTTATTTTTATCACTCCATCTTTTGAGCAATGCCAACAGTTATAGAAAATGCTTTTCTCTTCTACTTTTAATGATAGAGTTTTTATGTGTTTCTTTTTTCTAAGGTGGGTGCAGAATGGACAATTAACTTTATGTTGACCACTCCCTAATCTTAATGCATCACTCTTGATGCTTTCACTATTTTCCATTAATTTACTCCATGTGTTACAAAGAAAAACATAATCATAAAATTATCCATAATCAAGATAAAAGTTAATTTTAACTTATAAGTTCAAGATGTTAAGTCTTCGTAATTTTTTGGCTGCCACAAAAATCTCAAAATGAAAATTAAAATTCAAAACTTCTAGAACCCCCTTATACTAGTACTAGTATTATACTAGTCTAGTAGTTATAATATATATATTATACTAGACTAGTAGAACTAATCTAGTTAGTGATGTCTTGAAGCATGATTTTGTATAAATTTTTTTAACTTCTCGCCAAGATGTCTGGCAATAATTGGTTTGCTCATTAATATTTCGTAAATAGATTTTCTAACATTCTCTGAATTTAAGTCAGCAAGATCACATACTTTTGTAAAGTCATCTCCTCTTATCCAAAGTCCTATGGTTATCTTTTCTTTGTTCGTGCCTAGATAACTATCAGAAATCGCTTGGCATATTACAAATCTCCATAGGCGTAACTCTGATGTGAGTTCTGGGTTGTTCCCTATCAATTCCCCAGAATATATGTTTCTGTTTAACTTGTCTGTCATTAACATATATCTTCCCTTGCATACAATCTAATATCACGCTCTCATCTAAATCTGGTCTCCTTGATTGATAATATATTTTTATCTCAACTTTGACATCAAGTTCAATAAGTTTTTCTAATTGTGGGCATTGTTCAGCAAATATCTTTACATAGTTCCTAGCTTTTTCTGATTTTATTACGCCAAATCTTTTTCCAAATTTAACGATTTTTCTGCTATTGCTTTTACTTGCTGGTTCTCCGTGAATAACAAACTTGGTTGATTTATATATTTTATTTGACATTATTTTACTTAGTATTATATATATAATTAACACATAGGAGTTTTAACATGAAGATTACCAATAAATTTGGTTTACCACAACCATTTGTTGATTTTATCAAAAACGATAAGTATAGCAGAGGAGACGCTGACATATCAGTAACTTCTCTT